GCTAATACTGTATTATTTCCAACTTTAGTAGCTTTAAATTTAATTAAACCATTTTCATCAATATATCTATATGCTAATCTCCTATCTTGTGTTATTTCAAATGAGATTGCATTATTTTTTAGATTTTCAATTTGTTTTGATTGTTTTAAAACCGTTTCTTTAGATTCTTCAACAACCCTTATTGCTGATTTATATTGTTCTATTTCTTGAATAGATTCTAAATAATTATCTAAGGTTGTGTTTACACCAGTTGTGGTTTTACCTGTTATTGTTTCACCACTAAAATGTGGATTGTATTTATCTTCGGCACGAACGCCCATCATATAGAATATTCCATATGAATTAGGATATAAATTAACTAATGTTTCTATTGTTATTCCAGTTCCAAATCTACTCGGAAATAATTTGTGGTTAAAACCTTCTAAATTAAAAAAACCTTGTAAATATCCACCATTCAATATAAAATAATTACCACTATCACCTGTGGTTACTGCATTAATTTCATAATCATCATGTAATGTTGTTGCTGAAAACCCACCATATTGTGTTAGTGTGGTGTTAACAACATCGTTATAACCAACCCTAAATAATTTTAATTTGGTATCATTGGGGGTTAATGTGATTCCAGACCACATGATGTTGGTTCTTCCATTATCAAATCCCGTTAATCCAAAATCACGTAAATTAAGATTGTCAGAATATGCGTTTTTCCATTTAGTTAAACTAACTGATGTAAATCCTGTGTTTAAATTCCATGATTCATCGTCAGTTAAGTCTATGTGGATTGCCAAATTTTCTTTAATAATATCGTTTAAACATTCTAAGTTCATTTTCCTGAAGTATTTAACATAAATACTCAAACCAATTGATTATAGTTTAGTATTTATTAAAAAATAGTGTTATTCGAATGAAAGTACAATTAATTGAAGAGATAATTTTTGCTGAATCAATTCATTTATTACTTGAAATAGGTGAGAATGATAGAAGGGTTATTGATAAGATAAAGAAAATTTTAAAAAAAAAGAGATTATTATCTTTTTCTGTTGGTAATGCCAAACTTGGCGATAATATATTAATTTTTTCACTACCTGCTGGCTGGACTTGTCCATTTGGAGAGACTTGTAAGGTTTTGGTTGATAGGGCGGGTGGTAATAAAAATTTGGCTGAAAAAATAGAGCATTTGTGTTATGCTGCTTGGGAAGAATTAATAAGACCTACTGTGAGAGCCAGTCGATGGAGAAATTTAGATTTGTTGGATGAAACTAAAAATCATGAAGAAATAGTTGATTTAATTTATGATTCAATAAAATATCATATAAGAAAAAGTGGAACTGATGTTGAATATGTAAGAATACATGAATCTGGTGATTTTTATGATGGTAGATATTTATTTGCTTGGATTGATGTTGCGAAGAAAATGCCATATTTAGAGTTTTATGCATATACAAAATCATTACCATTTGTGAAAAAACATAAAAATTTAATTGATGATGTTGATAATTTTAAAATAAATATTAGTGCTGGTAGTGCGCATCCTGAACTTGAGGGAATTCTTAACTATCCGGTTGTTGATGTATTTCAAACACCTGAAGAAGTATTAAAAGCTGGTCAGTTAATCGATTTGGATGATTCAATTGCATATAATAAAGAAAATGTTAAAGATTTTGCATTATTAATTCATGGACAACAAACACTTGATTTGGGAATTCCCGATTTAACAAAAGATACTGTTAGAAATACTGTATTTATGAAATATTATAAAAATAAAAACGAATTAAATGATTATTTTGATTTAGATTCTAATCATAAAATAACAAATGATGAAGCAAAAAAGTTTGTAGATGATATTAATATGTATGTGAAAGAAAAAGAAATTAACCCAAATGAAGGGATTGAAGTTATTAAATTATTAAAAAACGTTATTAAGTTCAATAATTACAATTTTAGTGATGAACTAATCAACATAATTCCACCAAAATTTAGATAATATGATTAACGAAGCAGAATATCAAGGAAAAGAAGTACAACTTAATAAACCAACAAAGGGTGATGTAAAAAAATATAAAGTTTTTGTTAAAGACCCAAGTACTGGTAATGTTAAGAAAGTAAACTTTGGTGACCCGAACATGCAAATAAAACGATATGACCCGGAAAGACGTAGATCTTTTAGGGCACGTCATAAATGTGATACAGCCAACGATAAAACTACACCCAGATATTGGAGTTGTAAGTTTTGGTCGAAAACCAACGTTTCTGATTTACTTAAAGAAGTAATTGAACCCACTGAAGTTGATGTTAGTTCAATTCAAATGAATGATGAATTATGTCCAATGATTTGGGAAAATGATGAATTAAAACCAGATGTGAGAAAAGCGTTATTAATGAACGCTATTAGATTTATTCAATATTGTGACATAGAAAATTTACAATTTAAAGACATATTACTAATTGGTAGTATGGCTAATTACAATTATAATGATAATTCAGATATTGATGTTCACATAGTCATGAATTTTTCACAAATTTCAGATAATATCGACTTTGTTGGTGAGTATTTTAAAATGAAAAAATTGATGTGGAGTGAAAATATGTCTATTCAAGTAAAAGGTCATGACGTTGAAATGTATATTCAACATTCTGATGAAAATTATCATTCGACTGGTGTGTTTTCATTATTTAAAAATAAGTGGCTTTCAAAACCAACAAAAAAAATAGTTAATATTAACACTGGTGCTGTTCAATTAAAAGCTGCAGACATCATGAATATGATTGATGATTTAGAAACCAATAAAAATAAAACCGATTTTTTAGATAAATTAGAAACCGTTAAAGCTAAAATAAAAAAAATGAGACAATCTGGACTAGAAACTGGAGGTGAGTTCTCTGTTGAAAATTTAGTGTTTAAAATTTTAAGAAATAGTGGTTATATTAATAAGTTAGTTGATATGAAACACAATTATATTACACAAGAATTAAGTTTAGATGAAATTTTAAATCCGAATTTATGAAAAAAAGATATATTATAACCAAAAAACAATTACATGAATATATTGAAAAAAAACAAGCAGAAAAGATTTTTTTCAACATAGTTGAAGATTTACATAAAAACAATAAATTTTTAAATGAAAATAGTTTTAAACAAAAAGCAAATCAAACAACAATAAATAATTACAGACGCAGAGGTTTATTATCTCCATTGGTGGAAAATATGTTAGTAAAAGCTAAAATAATTAACGAAATGTCTGAAATAATTTAACATCAGATATTTTTTATACATAATAAAGTATTTATAAAAAAATGCAAAAATAAAATAATTTATATATATAAAACACATTCAAATGGGAAAGCATTCAAGTAAAGAAGCATACTTTAAAAGACTTCAGGAATTGGCTGAAGTTAAAAAGCCTTCATTAAAAGAATCTACACGCACAATTGGTAACTTAATTAACTATAAAAGAGGTGCTGATGGTGTTGCATATGGTATCGTAAAAGAAAATCACCATTATTACATAAAAAAAGGTGGTATTAAAGAAAATTTAGATGCATCAGATTTTACTTATATTGGTGGTTTAGGTAATATTACTGAATATCAATACAGCAAATTATCTGAAGCAGATAAGAATAGAAATATGATTCTTAATATGATTAATGAATCTTATAACAAAAAAATATCTAAATATGGTAGCATTGGTAAACTTAATAAAAAAAGAATGTTAAGTGAAAATGTTGATGAAGATGCAGAACAAGAAATTGAACAAGCAGAAGAAAAATTAGATGATTTAGAAGTTGCTTCACAAAAAGCAGCCGCTTCTGAACCAGCAGATGCGCCTGACATGGGTGATGATGATATGCCAGATTTAGGTGGTGAAGAAGAAGATGATGATATGCCAGATTTAAACGATCTTGAATTAGATGATGAAACACCAGAAGATGGAGTGGGTGACGAAACTAGTTCTAAGGGGGGTGATGTTGTTGGTATGGAAGAATATGAAAAATATGTTGGAAAATTACAACAAAGTTTACGTGAATTACCTGATATTAGTAAAGAAAAACTTGAAGATACATTAAAACAAGTATTATCCGCATATAAAGATAAACTATCTGATGCTGAAATTAGTATTGAAGACAGGAAAGAAATCGCAAAAGAATATTTAATTAATGTTGATGATGCTAGTGCTGAAGAAATACCTGATGTTGATTTTGGAGATGCTGATGATGAAGAAAATGTGATTCAAATGATTGGAGATAGTGATGAAGAAGAAGAATTACCTATGACAGCAGAGGGAATGAAAAAAAATAGTTGTAACGAATGTGGTAGTTTCGTTCAGTACGCTGAATCAAGGGGTTATACGAGTGAATCAATTATTGAAGCAAGTGTTGATGAAATGACTAATTTAACTGCAGGTTATATTCAAGAATATTTTGAAGGTAATAATGAAGGTGATGTTGAAAGTGTTTCTGCTCATTTAACCAACGAATCATTTAATAAATTGAAAGAGGAATATGGTTTTGATGAAAATCAACTTGCTGATTATGAACAAAGTCTTAATGAAATGGATGGTGACCAAAGAATTGAAAAAATCAACGAACTTTGGAGTGGGAAAAAAAAATCAAACCAAAATATAAACAAAAAAACAAATGTAATTGGAGATAAAAAAAATGTTGGTGTTCAAAAAGAAGGAATGAATGATACTGCAAATGTTAAAACACAACCCACACCAACATTTGCAGCAGAAGCACAGGTTTTAGGTGTTGGAATTAATGAAAATGAAGAAAAAATTAAAAAATATGTTCGTGGTCGTTTACAGGAAATGATGGGCATTAAGAAGATGAACATTAATGAAAATGCAAAATCCGATTCTATTAAAAAACTTGATAAAATAATTGAAAGACAGTTCAAATTATATGAAAATGTAATTAAGAAAAAAATATAATAAACAAATATATTTATTTTATTTAAAAGCCACGAAAGTGGCTTTTTTTATTATATTTCCGGAGTATTTATTATTAAAATACTTAATTATGGAATTAAATGCGAGTAACCAAAAATTGATTTACGTATTAAAAATCGGATATAATTCTAAAGGAGAAGGGTTATATGAATTCATCTTTAGCGATGATGAAACAAACATAGATATAGAGGGATGGTGTTGGGATATTTCGCCAGCATGTGATAATGCAATGCCTCCAACTGAAGATTATATATCATCTGTTTTTAATTTAAAAACCAGTAGTTTTGATTTATTTTGTTTACACGATGCAGTTGATAGAGAATATATGCACGGTTATCATACAATTCATGCTCTAGCATATGAAATAGAAAAATCAGATGAAGATATTGTTGGATATGAACAAATGTTTGAAAATGATGTTGATGAAGACTTGCCTTTGCTTGTATTTCATTATGGTATGAGTCTTGAACAAGTAACTAATTTATTGGAGGAAAGGAAGTTTGTTTTAAAGGGAAACAACTTTATTGAAACCGCATCGATAAAATTTGTTTAAGACTATTTATCTATATATTAGATATTATGTCAACAAAAAAAATAAATCCAGAGATTGATAATAGTAATAAAGAAGAACATCCAGACCATGTTCCAGTAATTCCTATTGACTATAAACGAGAAAAGGAAAAAGAAGAAGCTAGAAAACTTGCAAAAGAACTTCGAGAAAAAATGGGTAGTTTTGAGCAAGTTGTTGTTACTGCAAAAAGAGGTGTAAAAAGAGTATCTGAACTTACTTTGGAAGAAAAAGAAGATGAGATTATAAAATGTGCAACAAATCCAATATATTTTATTGAAACATATTTAACTATTTTCGATCAAACCCAAGGTAGTGCGGGTATGATTGTTCCATTTAAACTTTTTGATTTTCAAAAAGAATTAATTGACGGATATCTTAACAATAGATTTATTATTGCCAATAAATATCGTCAGGCAGGTGTATCTACATGTACTTGTGCATATATTGCTTGGTATGTTATGTTTAATAACAACAGACAAGTTGCGATTGTTGCAGATAAATTGGAAACGGCAAGGGATGAATTAATGTCTGATGTTGTTGAATTTATTATGGGTTGTCCGGTTTGGCTAAGACCAAAAACGGGTAGAGATACTGATAATAATTTAAAAGATACTCAAAAATTAAAAATATATGATAATGGTTCAAGATTAGGTGCTTTTGCATCTAAAACTCTAAGGGGTATGACACCAACTCTAATATTTTGGGATGAAACTGCTTGGGCAGAAAAAAATGATAAGTTCTGGACTGCAGCACAACCAGCACTTAATACTGGTGGTGGTGCAATTATGGTATCATGTGTTACTAAAGATACTTTTATATATACAGATAATGGTATTAAACAAATAAAAGATTTTATACCTAATGAAAATCTAGGTGGACATTTTATTAATAACTATAACGTATTGGGTATACATAAACTAAGAAAGGGTAATATATTTTTTAATAACGGATATGTTGATACACTTAAAGTTAATACAACATATACCGAATTAGAATCTAGCTTAAATCATAAATATTGGGCCTATAGTTTAAGTGATGGTAAATATGATTGGGTGGAATCATCAAAACTACAAATTAATGATTACATCTCAATTCAAAAGGGTAAAAATATTTGGGGGAATAACGATAGTTGTGTTGATTTTAAACCAACAACATATAATATAAAAAATATATTTAATCCTAAAACAATAACAGAAGATATTGCATATTTTATTGGGTTGTATGTTAGTGAGGGCTGTGGTATTAAACGTAATAATAGAAAAAATAAATACTATGGTATTACAATTACTTGTGGTAATGACATTAGTAATATTTTAGATAAATTAAATTTAAAATATAATAAAAAAGACGAATTACATTATGAAATTG